CATGCCTTGAGCGTTTTTCTTGAATATCTCGGATTGAGATTTTAGCACGCTCGCGGCCGCTTGATCGCCTGCAGTTTTAAGCCTTTGCAAGAAAGTGACTTCGGTTTGCTCTTCGACTTGTTTTCTTTGCGCGTCAATATCTGCAATCTTTGCAGCATAATCCTCGAAAGAAATTTCTCTCTTTGCTAGACTCTTTGTTAAGTCATCCTCTTCGGCGTTCAAAGCTCCGAGGCGTTCCTCTCTTATGGCATCATTCGCCTCTTTTTCCTTTCGGATTTTCTCCGAGTTGAATGCATCAAGAATGCTAGTTTGCAAAGCGGTCTGTATTTGAAATTCGAGAGTTGACTCGCGGGCGGCTTTCTCGATTGCCGTTTTGCTTTCAGTTCCGAATCTCTCTAAGCGGCCACTTAGCAAATTGATATTTTGGATATTGGTTTGGATTGACTCTCCGAATTTATCGGCCGCCTCTTGATTACCCGCCGCTATGGCCTCTGCTTGTTTGAGTGCAATTTCGTCATTCTGAAGCTTTATGAAGTCGATATATTGCTGAACCGTCGCAATAGTACCATCAAGCGCCTCTTGACTCGTAGCGAGGGTTTTAGGCACTAAGGATTCGCTTGTTTTGGCTATGTCTTTTGCGAGTGTATCAAATTCTTTTTCTAATTCCTTAAATTCGGGTGGCTTTGCACTTATACCAACTTCGACTGTTAGTTTATCTGCTAATTTTGCCATCTCTTGCGTATAGAAGTTATCTATATCCGCAACTGTTTCGCCTTTCTTTTTGCTTGGAGTTATCTTTGCAGTGAGTTGATTTTTATCTAGGAACGCGTTAGCATCTGTAATACCACCGATACGCTCGTTTAACCATTGCTTTAATTTTATATTAGCTTCGGCATCTAGTTGCGCTCGTATTGCTTTTAAATCCTTACCTCTGTTTTTTTCAGAGTTCACCTCGCGCTCAATATCATTTTCAAGCTCGTCTTGGCGGCCTTTGTAGAATCTTTTGAGTTGCTGAAGTTCGGATTCTGCATCTGCTCCTTTTCCTTTTGCATTTGCGAGCGCTAATTTTCTTAATCTTTCCTTCTCTGCAGCATCCGCTTTCTCTTTGGCTGCTTTCTCAGCCGCTGCTTTTGCAGCCGCTGCTTTTGCAGCTTCATTTGCAGCGTCTTCATTGCCTTTTTTTACAACTTGATTAGTTTTTTGAATTTGTTCTTTTGTAGCATTAAATCCTTTATCATAAGCATCGCTTAACTTATCACCAAAACCAGTAAATGCAGAGAGCGCCTTTTGAATATCTAATTGCGTAATAGCATCCCAAAACTCACCGATAGTAGTTTTGATTTGAATAAAGGACTCGCGAACACCTCCGATAGTTCCTCGGATATTATCAAATGCTTGTCGAAGTGTATCGATAAAGCCTTTGCTGTTTTGCGCGGCTTTTCCTGATTCCTTCATTGATTCGGTACTTGAATCATTTGTCGATATCCACCCTGCAATAGAACGCGTAACATCGGCAATAACTTCGATAAGCGTTTGGAATGGAGTGATAAGAAACTCAATGATAAGCCCGCCAATATCGGCAACTATACCGCCAACTTCGCGAATAACCTCACCAACAAAATTCAAAGCCTCTTGGAATGATTGTACTACTGTTTTTCCTTGACCTACAGCTCCATCCTCTCCAAATGCTTGCGAGAAAACATCTATTAGGGGTCTTAGTGAACTTGCAATAGAATCGAATATGCTTGTAAATATATCAAGTACGGTAGTGACTACAGTAATTGCAATGTTAAAAGCTCCGACAATATTAGTCATAATCGCCGCGCCTATTCCCATCACAATCGGACCAATAACAGTCCATATCCTCTCAAATACTCCACTCAAAGTCGCACCAAGTTCGGAGAATGCAGGCCCTACTGCAGTTGCAATCATTCCAAATGCATCGGAAGCGCCTTTCACTACGACCGCGCTTGCTTTTGTGAATGCAAGTTCTAAGTTACGACTAACCATGTCAAAACTAAGATACTGGCCCGCCGCATTCATAGCATCTTGACCGGCTTGCGCTGCTTTTTTCTTGATTTCTTCAGTTGGTATTGGAGCGCCGAACATTTTATTATATGCTTCGACTCCAATATCTTCGGCGGGCGTTCCGGCTACGGCTACTTGTAATTGAGTAGCCATCGCTTCTGAGATTTGACCTGCATCAAACGCCGTTTTGATTGATTCCCCTGACTTTTGCAAGAATTCTTTGATTGTGATTTGACCACTAGATGCAAGTTGCTCAAGATTGCCAAGAGTTGAACCAAGCGCTTGAGGCAATTGGTTTTTAATATCAGTAAAAGCCTTTGCAGTATCACCTGCTTTGAGTCTGATTTGAGCTTCTTTGATCGAGTCTGCAATCTTGTCGGTATTAAACAATCCCTCTTGCCCTGCGATTGCCATTTGACCCGCAAAGTCCTCTGCACTAAATCCCGCTTCACTTAGTAATTGCGAGTATTCGGCAAGGGTATCGAGTACATCGTCTTGCGAAGTCTTACCCTCTTTTGCGGCGAATGCAATTAAGTCGAATGCTTCTTTACCATCAAGCCCGAACTGCTTAATAAACGGCGTTGACTTTGCAATGACCTCGTTTACATCTTTATCATAAAGCGAGCCAAGAGCTTGCGCGCCTTTTACGAATTCTCCGATTTGGTCGGTAGGTAATGCATCTTTGAGCACTACCTTTGCATTGCTTATCACTTTTGTAGCTTCGGCTACTGATTCACCAACACCACCGAGAAACGCCTCATCAGCTGCATTTTTTAGTGCCTCAAATTCCGCACCCGTAGCGCCTGTTTGTGCTTGCAAATCGCCTTGAGCCGATATAAGCCCGCGACCTGCATCAACAACCGCCCCAAAGCCATCAATGATAGCACCGACCCCCGCTTGCACGCCAGCGGCCAAGCCACCACCTACAAGCCCTCCAATCAAACCACCGCTAAGAGCGTCACCTAGCCCGCCTTTGAGTCCTTCAAATACACCGCCAAGCCCGCTTGCAGAATCACCAACGCCATCAATCGCCGCGGATAGCTTATTTACATCTGCAACGGCTCCGGATGTATTTATATCGGCCATTTTATCAAGTGCTTGGTCGGTTTGCTTCGACTCATTTTGCACCTGATTAAGTTCGGTAGTGACTTTATTCAGACCGTTAAATAATTCGGTTGCATCCAGTCCTAGTTTAATTTTGATATCATCGGCCATTGATTCTGCGCTCCATTTTGCGGCGTTCTTTGTGGTAAGTTATTGTATAGGCATAAGTACGGATTACATCCACACGCGGGGTATCGTAATATAGTCTTAGATACGCTGCAGGATCGCCGCCTGCAACGCCTTTGAATATCCAATATGAGCCTACAATTTCGCCAAGATAATAAGCACTCTCATCTCCGTCCGTCTCTTCATATTCGTCATCGTCTGGATCGTTAAATACCGTCAAGTCCTCAAGATAATACTCACATAATGCGGACTCTTCGGCATACCGTTTCACGAAAAAACTTTAGTGAGTCCAGAATGCCGTCTAAGTCTTGGTTTTGCCAAAACTCGCTTGAAGGCTCGGACTGAATACCACTCAAAAGCTCGGTATTTTGCACTTTGCTTTCATCTATTACGGCTTTGACAAATTGGAATACTTTTGGTATGGTAGTTTCATCGACATTGATAAGCTCGAATAGATTTGCTCGGACTTTGAGATATGCAGTCTTTACAATTTCTTGGAACTCGAACTCTTGCATAATGTCTTTAAATGCGTCTTGCCCCTTTGTTAAGTCTATCTTTTTTGCAAGGCTCTCGCGGCTAAATACCTTCTCCATGATCTCGGTTTCGGCGGCTGCTTGAGCGCCTTTAGTATTTGCAAGTTCAGAGAGAAGCGGCGTAACCTTGTCATAAAGAGCGGGGGTCAATTTTGTGTATAGTGCTACTTCGTGTGCTGTTTCATTTAGATATAATTTCATGCTATCTCCTTTGAGTAAAAATAAGGGGGCGGGTTTTGCCCGCCCCGTGTGAATTAAGGGGCTGTAAACCAGATTTCTTTGTAACCAATCTTTGCAGGGATTGTGACCGCAGTCGCACCGCTTACAAGAGTAGTTAAAAAGTAACTTGTCCCGATAACAAGATCAGTATCATTATTTACCACATCGCCGCCTACTTTTGGCTTTGTGTATTTTCCTGATTCTTGGTCAAACGCACCCGCGTCTTGTGCTAATTTGCAAAGCATCAAAACAACCTTACGCTTGTTTAGAGTAGTATCAACACCACCGTATACGATTTGCAAAAGTGTATCGCTTGTCGCTTGTGATGAGTTGAATTTTGTCCCGTCCTCATATTCGCCTTGATCTGCAGTGACTGTTGTAACAGGTGCATAGTTTTCAAGGAATGAAGTGAGTTCTGGATTGTCTTCATTTTGATCGATTGTGAAAGTCGTGCGAGTCAATGAAGTCTTGATTTTGCGCTTCATTGTATGAATTGCGGTAGCTCCTACTGTAGGATTTGTACCGAGTTCATTTGCTGTATAGAATACGCTAAGGTTAGCGCCGCCTACTACCATGATATTACCTCTTAGATAATTGTTTTAGATATGAAAATGTGTTAACTAAATAATCCCAGTTTCTTTGTGATTTATCGCGTGTGTATTCTCTTACCATAAGGCCTCCGTTCCGTTCTGCTTTATGCATTAAGACTTCAGTATCTTGGCTATATCCTTTGTGGTATAGCAATATGTCAGTATCAGCTACGACCGTACCATTCGGATCTACTTCGAGCGTCTCATGGCATATTCTTTGCCATTTAAGAAACGCGCTTCTTCTATGCAGTCGCATTGCCGGTATATTATACCTCTTTCGAATATGCGTATATTGCGGATCTAGATCATTATTGCATCCTCCAATGGATAGATAAGCCGCGACCGCTTCGGTATTGTTAAGCTCTTCGATATATTGCCAAAATTCATCTTCAGGACTTGCAAGGCGCTCGTCTGAATCCATATGCAGAATCCAGTCACCAGTCGCATACTCATCGAGCTTATTACGGCAATAACTGAAGTCGAAATACTCTTCGAAGTCGGGATATTCCCAACTTAGCACTATATGGTCATCAATGCGACCGACTTCTTGAAATACAGGCTCTTTCAATTTAGGATTTACCGCCGTGCGAAGTGCTACGACTTCGACATTATCACTCGGTAAAGAATCCCTCCATCCTTTCAGGTCATCTCCATCCTGAAAGATTACACATGCACTTAACTTCATACATCTCCTCTGTAATATACCGTCCTAAAAGTCATGAAAGATATGCCTTTCGTTTCATCGTCATTGAATGTGACCGCTTGCGCGTCGATAAAATGCACGGGCGCAAAATATGTCCTTTCGTAATCAGACTCATAGACATCGGGCTTATAGTTTGTAAGCTTATTCTCAATTGCCTCGCACAAGTCGGCAAGAGCTTCTCTCAAATTAGCTTTACCCGCCGTGCTATTCTTTTTTACCTGTACTCCGACAAGTAAATACATATCCAAAGTGCCTTTATTTGCAAAGGCTGAATCGTCTTCGAGTCCTATTACCTCGCGAGCATCTGCACCGCTCAATACACCGACAAACGGGAACTGATAGGTATTCCATTTATCTAGCATTACTTGGTCATAGACTTTAACTCCACTCATTGTGCGAAGTCTATCTGTTATGGATTTGATCGCCGCTGACTCTCTTGCCATTGTTGTATTCCGTTTATGACTTGTTGTTTTATATCGCTTGCGAACTTGGTATCATTTCGAAGTCTATCGACTGCAGGATTAAAGTACGGGCGGGCTGGTATGTTTACGCCGCCTTTCTTTTGCACGCTTAGTGCGATATTCTTAAAATACGGCTGTTTTGTCTCTGCAAATTTAGCCCAAAAGTATTTATGCATCCGTCCCTTGCTTGCAATGAATCCGCCGAACTCTTGGACTCTTGCATATGGCAAGTCTGACCCGTATTCTACTTCGAAGTTATCACCATTTTGCGAGACTCTGAAAACATTTCCGGGCTGACCTTTTGCAAAACTTCGGAAAAGAGCACCAGAGTAAGTTGTTAGCTTATCGCTCTTCGATGGTGCTATCCTATCGGCTTGACCTTGGAAGTTCATATTAGCTCCGATATACGCCTGCATGACAAAAGGCATGCGCTCCAAGCTCTTCAGAATAACAGGCCGTAAAATGCCCTTTAAAGCTTCGCTATTAATCATTATTACACCGTTGGTATAACGAACTGCGCAAAGTACTTATGCCATCCTATATCGGTTTTCAGCGATTGGCTGACTGTTTGACCCGCGCCGCCTGTTGCGACGGAGTTAAGCCCGAACCAATTACCGCCTTGAGGGCTTTGCTTATATGCAAGAGTGACCATTTCGGCTATTCCTTGCAAGATTGTATATGGCATTGACGCATCACTGAAGCCCGTCGTAAGCGTCGCCTTGAATTGTCCATTTGTCTTATCACGAAAGACAATGTAATTAGCATACGGCTCGGCGTTCCATGCATAGTTACCCGCGTCGAAGTTCGCATAAGTTGCAAACTCATTCTCGCGCCACTGCAAAGCCGTAAGAGCCGTGTTAGCATTGTAGGGGATATATTTCCATGAGTGATTAGCTTCGAGGCCGCGTTGAGCTTTTGAGGCATAAAATTGGTAATATATCGTCCCACTACGGAGAGGCTGACCGCAATAGCCTTCAGCCTCTACATAGCAAGTTGTTATCAGGTCATCAAACCAAGTATACAGCGCCGTATCCTCGGAGGTCGGATCGCCATTAACTTCCAAATTAAGAAAGGTCATGAGAGCATTAAACGCCCTCGGATTTGCACTTGTATATGGCATGGTTATTTACCTGTTTTCTTTGTTTCTACTTTCGGCGCGGGCTTTGCATCTTTCGCCTTGCCTTGTTTAATAAGAGCCTCGGCAATCTCGGCAGGGAGAGAGGTCTCATACCCTGCCGAAACACCTTTATACGGCTCGATTAGAATTACATCTACGAGCATAAATCACCTAATTAGGTTGTTGAAGTTTTGAGAACACCGATAGCACTTGGAGCTGGGAATGCGAAAGCAACGCGCTCAACAACTTCGATACCTTTTTGATGAGTGCCACCCAAACCAGTCGCGCCGAAATACTCTTTGTATTCGTTAACTGTTACATCCTCGCGGATACCCATTACAGTGAACTGATTCCAATCAGCATAGAATGCAGATGCTGTATTCGCTGCACTTGTTGGGAAGAGTGCATCTGGTACTACGTGCATCGGGCGGCCTGTTGGTGTGAAGTATGAATTACCTGCAAGAGCTGTTAAGCCGATTGATGTAATTTCGATAGGGCGCACCATGTCAAAGATCGGTCGGCTTCCGCCTGTTTCTTTCATCAAAAATCCGAAAACTGACTGAGGCACTACAAAAGCACCATTTGCACCAACGCCGGAATTTACACCGAGGCGCAAGTTCCAAAGGTCAGTCCATGAGATTTCGCCGAATGTATCTTTACCAGAGTTATTAGCACCACCTTGGCGAACTACTGTAGTTCCGGAGACACCTGTTAAGCCTGTAAAGTTTGGAGCTGTACCATTACCATTGAAAAACTGCTTGTCTTCAGTTTCGGCAAGAGCTCGGCCAAGACCATTCACTACATAATCCAAGAATGCAGGGGTAGCATCTTGAAGTTGCTCTTCGGATATAATAGCACCGGCTACAATCTTACGGGCTGTAAGTTGAGTCGCTGTAAAGAAGTTAGTTGAGTCAGTCAAAGTCAAGCCAGAACCTTCAGCAACTACCGCGCCTGTGAACGCGCCACTTGATACCAAGTTTTCAGTCTTGCCTCTCATTGGATAGATCTTCGCGAGTGCTCTTGCATATCCGTACTGATCTGCAAAAGACATGATCTCTTCTACCCAAAACTGAGGAACCGCCGCGCCACCTTGTGCTGCTGTACCGGTATTAAAGTCAGCTCTTGTGATGTACTTTTCGTTTGCTTTGCGTGCGATATCGTCTGCTTGTCCTTCGCGGCCTTTGTGAACTGCAAGAATATAGTCAGCTACGACGCGAGCTTGGTCACGGCGTGCATCATGATCTGCTTTGATTGTTACAAAGCCATTGTTACTTGATGGCTTTTGTGTGCGAAGTTGATCGGCTACTTTGCGGTCAACAACTTCTTTCAGTTGGTCTTTTGTTACGATAATGTTTTCCATTATGCAATATCCTTAGATTAAATTAAGTAATTCGTCTGTATTGAGTTTTTTAGGCATGTTCAAAGTAATTGAACGGCCTTCGCTAGCTACTGCAGACTTGATAATCTTGTAGCCATTTTGAATCATATCCATACCTTCATTGATTTGCGCTTGTGTTGAAGCTGCAATTTTCTTACCGACGCGAGTTTCAGGTGCTTTGTATCCTTCTTCTACTACCTCAACTGGAGGCTCTGCAGCTTCGGGAGCGGGTGCAACTTCAGGCTCTACAACGGCTGGTGCTTCGCCTTGCAAAACTGCTAGCATAGGAGGAGCGCCTGCAGTGATAAAAGCGTTTACGGATGCTTCGGCTTCTTCAGGTGAAAAGCCGAGATTAATTACCTCATTAACAAACGCTTCCTTGATTGCCGGAAGAAGTTCGTCTTTGATCTTTTGCTCGATCTCTGGGGTTAACATTCTCTTTTCCTTTTTGTATTTATTGATTGAATCTTGGAGTAAAGTCTTCATAGATTTCTTAAGCAAAGCTTGACGATTTGCAGGAACTGATACGACGCTAAATTCTACAAGCTCGGACTTTGTGTAAATAGTTACCTTTTGCCCGTCGATTGTTTTCTCTTCGTATTCTTTTGGAATGATACCAACTGATACGGCTTTTACATATCCGGCATTGATAAGCTTGTTAAGCTTCTTGCCTTCTTCAGTAATACACTCGATTTGAATTGTAGCTTCTAGGTTTTCGCCATTCATTGCAAAGCCTAAGCAGCGACCGATAGGCCACTGATCCGAGTCATGTTGAGCTAAGACTATGGGATTATTTAGATATGCTGTATAGTCTATTCCACTTGGAACTATGATAGTACCATACCGGTCAACTTCAGGAGTCGATACTACGAAAGTATAGAGATCATTCTCTTTCTCTTCGTATTCCTTTTCCTTTTCATAGTCGTCCCTAACTTGTAGGTTCAGCTCGCGTGTTATTAAATTCATATTAAAACCTCTATTTTTTAATTGCTCTACTATGTTCTTTGACCAACTATAACCAGGGTCACCACCCCAAAGACCCCATGCGACTCTACCAGGTGAGGGATATCCATCCTCACCAGGCTCGAAGCCTTCAGCATCTTTTACGCCTTCTTGCCTTGAGAAAAAAGAATACATACGCTTTACAGTATCCTCGCTAAGATTCTCGCCGCGTGCTATTTGGCGCGCTCTGATTTTACCTATGCGAGTACCACCTTTGCGGCCTTCTTCGACCCAACGGATAGCACGCTCTGCTTCTTCTTGCATTCCTTTGTTAGGCTTGTAACTCATTAGGCTTCCACGGGGAATAATTGGCATCTGCAATTGACTGCATTTGAAGCGCTAAGACCTGACCCGAGAGGGCGCTTTGCTTTCTCGGTTTTGACTTCAATGATATTGCCTTCTTTATCGCGAACTTCGGTCACTACGGTAAAGTATCCGTCCGCTCCTTGAGTCGAGCCTTCCATAGCAGCATGAGCTGGTCTTACGCGGTTATCGCGTTGAGTTAGCCATACCATTTTGAAGCCTTCATCTTTGTACACGGCGTATTGCATTCCGCTTGTAACATTTGCGGCGGTCGTATTTGCGATTGCACGCGCTCTGCTTGTTTGCAAAGAGTCGAATTTGGTATTCAGGATCTTGAAAAGCTCTTCTTTATCCTTACCGGCGTTTGCAGTGAGAGTTGCTTGTACTTCTTGCTTGATAACTCCGATAGAATCTCGGATTTGAGCGCTTGACTCTTCGACCAAAGCAATAACCTCTGCAGTCGGAGGCACGGCGCCCTCGATTGCAAGAGTCGCATAGAGTTCGGTAGCTACTTGATTTGCGGCCTCTGCTATGATTGCATCGTATTCCGCAAGGTCTTCGGGTGAAACATCTACAGTTGCAAGAGTCAACACGCCGTCATCTGCAAGCTGAAAGACTTGCTCTTTGATTTGAGCTATGATCATCTCAATTACATTCTCGAGGCTACCTGCATTCGCTTCAGTTATCCCGTCGAAGTTTCTCCAAAAGAGGTCCTTTGCATCGGCTGTAACGATAGGTAGCTTAGGATTTGCCCTTGTTAAGAGTTTTCGAGCCGCTACGGGCACGGGAGCGGGGTTAACGGCCATGTTAAGCGGGACAAAACCATTAGCAATAAGCGGCGTATTGCCTTCAGGAATCGGATCGTATCCGCGCTCGCCTCTTGCATCGTTAATTGTCTTGATTCCCCACTTAAGCTCGAACTCTTCTTGCCTCATATCAGCGTCGGGATCTGCATATTCATACGGCTGCGCTTGGATGAGTACATCCTCTTCCCATCTACGGAAATGGCGTGTAAACTCTTCGGCAATGTACAAAGCTTCGGGGTCTATTGTGTTTTGTCTAAAGATTGCAAACTGAACCTCTGCAGTCGCTCGGTTTTGGAATGACCCATCAAGCATACCGGGAGGCACGCCAAAGACTTGAGAGATTTGAGATCTTACGTCTTTGCTTACAGCGTCGTAACCAACTGCAAGCTCGCCTTTCGGCGGTAATTCTAATTGCATACCACCACCAAGCAAAGCGCGAAGCTTGTAGTCTGGTAATTCTTCATTCCATGCAGACTTAAGCTTTTGCCATTCGTCTTGATCGAATCTTTCAGGGAACTTTGCAATAAGCGGGGGAACGGTATTGTTGGCAAACAACCGAGCTAAATAAGCACTAACCTCGCGGTCTATATTCGCATATTCCAAAGCAGCTGATACAAGACCAACACCGAAGATATTCATACCGATAATTTCTTCTGGACGCGAGGCGGGATGCAACTTCGCAAGGTGAATAACTTCTTTTTCCGGTATAGCTATATTGCCTTCTTGCGCTGACTGATAGACATACCCATCTATGAAGTTATTCTCGCCTTTAATAACTCGCATTCTTGTCGGATTTAATACCCACATTTGAAGCGGTACTCGGTAGCCGTTTGTCGGAGTCCATATAAACGCATTGCCATTAATAGATAACCAATTTTCAATATATCCGAAAACTTGAGAGCGTGTAAAATACGGATTCGGATTACTAAGTAATTCGTTAGTCCAATGACCGCGACTAAGCTCTTCTTTTTCCCAGTTCTGCTCTTTATATGCATCGAACTTGATACCGCTCAAAGCATTTGCTCTATGCTGAAGGCAAGCAAAGACAGTACCTCGAAGTGAGGCGCTTAACTCATTACCGACTTGAGTCGCACCGATATTGCGAGTACCACCCGACCGAATATACGGTCTGTCGTTTCTTCGCGGTGCAACTGCGCTCGCGATTCTATCTCTAAGTTGGTCAAGTAGACTCATACATATATCTGGGGTGTTTTGCGAATAGCGTTGAAGGCATAGCCCAACGCGTCAATAAAATCATCATGCTTGTCTTGCGGAGTGCCTGTAAACGATAGCAGCTCCTCGGTAAATTCTGGATTGATATGAGGGACATGATAAACAAGCCCTTGCTCATATCTTGCCTCTACAGGCTGAAAGCGAATAACCTTGTCTCGATCCGCTCTCACACCTACGACATTCATCTTAGTATTTCGTTTCAGCTCTTGAACCATCCAAGCTTGAGCTTGATTTGATTCGACTGCTACGACTCTTGCATTCCATCTTTGCTCGGCTGACATGATCTTGCGTCCTATCTCTTGGAATTGCGCTCTAAAGTGATCGGCTTCAACTACTACAACATCACCATCTTTTGTCGTGCCTATTACAACGATTGCCGTATAGTCTGCAGTCTCTTTTTGACTAATTGCCAAATCCACTCCGATGTAATACGCCGTGCATTCTTGGCCGTTTGTCGTGCGTAGCCATTCGCGCTTGATCTTAGCCGCTGATCTATCGACATATTCTGCAAGAAACTCTTGAGCGAAAACTAAGCTCGGTAATAACTCTTTTTGTCTATCAACTTCGCTTATCTTGATTTGCCCGCCGTCGTATGTCGAATAGTGAAACGACTGCCAATCTTGCATCGTTTCGCTTAGCTGATCTAATTGCCAAAAGTGATTCTTACCTTTTGGCGTTGAGAAGAAATACGCATCTCCTTCATAATCTGCTAGCATCGGACTAAGTACAAAGTTCCAATCATCTTCAGCATTTGGGCAGTGTGCCCACTCATCGCAAATCACTCTATGAAACTTATTACCTCGGAGTCCATCCGCGCGGTAAATACCCTGCAAAACCAATGTACTACGGCCTAGTTTAATCTGGCCTTGTTTGTAAGTTGCGCCAAGCGGTGCAAAGAAATTTTGTGCCTCGGTTTCTCGTCCTGAGAGCTCGGTATATGAGGGCGCTGTATAGAGAACATACGACCCATCAACTTCCAGCATTTTCTCAAGGGCCAAAGCAAAAGCCAAATAAGACTTACCAAAGCGACGACCGCACCGCACAACATTAAAGCGCTTCCTATTCCGAAGTATCTCAAGCTGTTTGTCATGCGGTTTTATCCTGATCACTGTGTCCATTTTGTGAACCCCACTCTATTATCATTTTGCCTTTCTCTGCTACTTGATTATTCAAGTGAGTCAGTAACTCCATTAGTAACTTCATGGCTGTAATATCTTCTTTCAGCAAGATCTTTTTATGAATCAGCATATCGATGATATCACCTGCTACAGTTTCTTTAGTCTTACCAGGTTTTGCAAGCTCTTCAGCAGCCATCTTTGCAAGGTCTTTTACATACACTATGCTACCCTTCGGCCTACCATTCCGATTGATACGCTCGGGCTTATCTCTGAAGCTATGTCCTTTAAGATTATCAGCGCCTGCCATAATAAACTCCAAGACCTAATCCAATACCAAGAGCACCAACTACCCAGCTCCAGTTATTCTCGGTCACTACTTCAGTCGGAAGCGTAATTACCTTAATTGAGTCAGGGCGCGGGCGGTAAACAAGTGAAAAATGTCCTTTGCGATTTGCATAGGCAAAAGCCATATTGATTGTATCTTGAGTCGCAGTAATTACCGAGTCGCTTTGAGCGATAAATGCAGTATCACCGCAAGGAATTTCTACGGGCTTATCAATGAAGTACACTGTATCACGATTGCGTATCATTACCGACTTCGTATGTACTGAGTCTCTAATCGTTACAGGGCGTTCAATAAGCTGAACTTGAGTAATTGTATCAGTTAGTCTTTTTTGGCTTGTCTTGCCTATGTGAAGCCCCGAAACAAAGCCTATAATCAGCAAGACTGCAAGAATTACCACCGCATTTAATATCTCGCTAAATCTCATTGTACTACTCCGTTCTCAATCCATAAGTTATCTACAATGCCGTTCTCTTGTACAATTGCAAAACCGTGGTTACTATTCGAGTGAGGCATATACGATTGCTTTAATTTACAGAGGCATCCCGTTGTATAAGCTTTGTAGAATTTACCATCTAAGCTTCTTACTGAACTGAATGAAGTCTTATGGACATGTCCCATCACGACATTAGCCGCCGCTTTGAGGATCAAAGCGCGGGCGGGATTTACACCGCCTGATACTTTCATCTCATGACCGTGGACTATGTATGTATTCTCTATTCTCATAAATTGCGTAGACTCGACAAATCGTATTCCAAGATCATCAAGCTTAAGAAGTCTTCTAAAGTCAATCAAGCCAGCAAGAGCGTCTGCATTCTGCATTAAGTAGCGCTCTAATCGGTCTTCATGATTGCCAATTTTAAAGTAGATATTCTGATCTTTAAATTCTGATCTCAAGCCTTCAAGAAATTGCTTTGCAAGCTCGATCTCATTTAAAAACTTTGGCGTATCAGCATGCTTAGGATGCCTTGAGATTTGAGCCGAGTCTAAGATATCGCCATTAAGTACGATATTCTCGACTCTATCTTGCTTTGCATATTGAATCGCTGCTATAAGCGCCGCCTTGTCATGGATACCTAAGTGAATATCAGAAAAGACCGCCGTCTTACCTTGAATACGCAAAGCAGGTAAAACCTCTTCGCGACCGTCTTCGAAAGTATTCAGCCAATCGGGCACGGCATCCGGCTTCGCTTCTTCAGGGCTAGGCTCAAAGCCTTTACCTATCCGATAGTTAAGCACCGCCGTATATTCTTCATGGTTTAAGCGCGGTCTGTATTCACTCACTGCATGCTACCTAAAATGATAATTGCCGCCTCTTCTTCAGTACCGTCGATTGCAGTTTCTGTATTCCAAAGATTGCCCGCCTCATCTATGAATTTCCAAAGCAAGACAGGCACGCCGTCTTCGTTTATGGCTTCAGTAGTTTTGTAGTGTTCTATGGTCATGCAACCTCCCAAATGGTAAGTCGTGAACCCGCGTATAAAATCAAGCCTGTAGCAACGCTTGCATTTTGTGCCCATTTCACTTGCAAGGTCGTGGTCGAGCTTGGTTTATTCGTACCATTTATTGTAATTCTTGTCGGTATGCCTACATTAGTTGATACGGTGGCATTTGTATTCACGGTTGTAGCGTCTGTTAAATTACTCGCAAAGAAAGTACCGAAGGGAGCCCAATAACCAGTGCTACTTGCATCAATTGCAATTTTTAATACGGGAGCATTTGTCGTATTACTTCTGCTTACAAGCAAAACCAATTCCCAATAGTAGGATTTACCGCTTGTTAAAGACTGAAACAAATGGTCATCGTCCTGCAATGTCGTAGAACTTGTAACTGTTTCATCAGCTGTTTTTGTTTTCACAAATGTAGGCGCGCCTAATCCACCCGCCGTAGTCCAAGAGATATTACCACTGCCATCAGTAGACAAAACTTGACCATTAGACCCGCCTGTTATTTTCAAGCGAGTCGTAGTGGTATTTATGTCATTGGTATTATCTACGGTTTTACTACTGAGCGTATCAGGTAATTGACCGTTTTTAAGTTTGGTTATTGGCATCTATTTACTTCATATAATCAGCAATCAAGACATCACCTGAAACAGGCGCTGTAGTCATTGTAATTGTATTCGTTGTAATTGTATAATCATTACCCGCTCCGCTCTTTTGGCGAACACCATTCAAGAATAGCTTAAGCGTTCCGCTTGTCGGAGTATTTGCCAAAGTGAAAGTAACATTAGAACCGTTAATCGAACCGCTCGGAGTTTCTTCAGTTACAAAATTGGTAGGGGATAAAGTACCTGCAGTATCCTGTACATAAGTTACCGCCGTCGAGCCGAGCGTTCCGCCCGTATTCGAAGTACAATAGAATCTTTTATCACCATAAAGAGTACCAGCATCTACATAAACCAAAGTACCGGTAAGCTCATCCCATGCGTCCGAATCACCAGCGCGAACCAATGCAGTTGAGCTTGTATCGAAAACATAAATACCGTTTTGACTTTGCGTTGATTGCTGCCATACCAAAAGGCGCTGACCTTGAGTCAAAGCATGACTATCAAAGGTATCAGTACCTGGATTTGACAAGTTGATATTTGCAGTCGTAGCCGCGTGTACATTTCGATACTTGTAAGCACTTGGAAGCGCTGCAATTAATGTATCGACATAACTCTTATTAGTTGCATCGCCATTTGCAGTCGGAGTACCTAGGCTAACTACTTTGTTATTACCTAAGTCCAAATTGCCGGTCATTACAACCGTACCATCTTTCTTGACAAAGTTTGAGCCGTCTGCTAACTTCGAACTCTCTATTCCCGCACCCGCCGCGACCTTGGCATTGGTTATCGCACCATCGCGTATCTGGCGGCCTGCTATTGTGGTTTCTGGCATTGTATTATCCTAATTTATAATTTACTCTGATATAATCACCAACTACGGGGCTTTGATTCAGTATGATTGTCGTAGTGCCCGTCGTAGTATAATCAACTGCATTAGTCTGACTTACGCCGTTGACAAAGACTTGTACGGTTTCAGGTACGAAATTCTGCAAAGTAGTGAAGGTCGCATTCGATCCATTCACCGCGCCCGTAGGAGTTTCTCCAATTACAAAAGATCCTGAAGCCGTTGTTACCGTCGCACCGACTTTTACGATGATCTCTTGAGGCATTGTGGTAATATCAATTCCACCGCCTGCAATACCTATATTGATTGCATCGGTCTTGGTAATGATCGTAACATTATCATTACTTAGACTCATGCAGTCACCGTATCAAGTATCTCGACATCACCACCTAACCAGTACTTTGTATCACCACCAGCCCAAGCAATCTTTACATCGTATATCAAGCCCTTTTGCGGAGTCAAAGGAGCGCTTGTAGCCGCGGGTAATGATAAGGTGAATTTGCCATCGGTCGCAGGGGAACTAATAGCAGCATTAAAGCTGAAAAGCGTCGTATTAGTAGACTTGACTTTGCATTGAGCCGTAATGGTCGCATTAGTCAAATCAATTGCAGATCCTGACTCTGTATCAAGTTCTACAAGCACACTGAAAGTCTCGCCTCGGTAAATACCGATATTAAATCTATCTCTTCTCATGGCTTATCCGTAAATAACTTAGCAATGAAAGATCCTCCGACCGCGAGGCTCAAGAGCGCAACCGCCAAAGTTACATTATCGCGTAAATAGGCAAAACCGCAACCGGCAATGCCAGCGGCGGCTAAAGCTCCCGCGACTCTTCGAATCTTCGCAGGCGTAGGCTCATTCCAGTATTTAAAGCCAAAATGCAAACTCACTTGTTAAGCCCTGCAATTATGGAGTAGATCTGATCGAGTCTTGAGTGAACTAAAGCAAACTGCTTGTCTATCGATTCCGCCTGCTCTTTCTCGGTCTTTTCGAGTTGAGCTACTCGGTGCTCTAAAGTAGCAGTATTAAATACATGCTTTGCGGTTTTTTCAATAACATCTGCAATCTGTTTCGCGTGCTGCAAGCGTTCCCTATTCATAAATCTGAAGAACATGATAACAATCGTTACCGTACTTACCAGAGTCGCTAGAACATTGCGCAAAAGTTCACTAAATATGTCCATTGTATCTATCTTAAAACAAGCGGTCTGCCTAAACAGACCGCCCGCGGAGTGAAGGCATGAGATAAGGAGTGCCTATGTTGGCAAAACAAATATAAGCACAAGTAAAACGGACTTAGAAATTATTTTTTTAATAAATCACAAAATCCGTAATTCTGAAGTATGAAGTCGCGTTGATTACCCGCGTGCGTGCCCAAACGCCGTCCCCGTCATGCTGCGAGCCTCGAAGCCCCGAGCTTGTATTTCCTTCGACTGTAGTTCCGGTCTTGCCCTTCCATGTATCTACGATTCCAGCATGACCGAAAGGAGTCGTACCTCTTCGCCATACAATGATAGTGCCCGGTGGTAATGTCATGTTCTTGGTGATGACTTCCGTAGCCTTTATAGTCTTATTCCGAGTGGCAAAGTGCCTAGCAAGTCCTGATCCCGTGAACGGCAAGCCTTTGACCCCTGCAGAGTCTAAGCAAAAGTTCACAAAGCTAGCACACCATTGAGCGCCTCGCGGACTCTTAGTGCTCGACTGAAAGCGGCGAACCCAGTAGCCGCCATTATTCCCCTCTTCTTTCGTGCCGATAAAGCCCTTGGCTATTAAGAGAACCTTAGGACTGAGAGAAGCAGAGTGCAGCGGTAATGATATTAGCAGACAAGTAAAGAGCGTAAGCAATTGGATTTTGTGCGATAATTTCACGAGTGTTAACCTCCTTGATTAAGTACGAATCCACAAACCACGCCGCCCCCACTGCAAGTGCATACTTGCTAAGACCGACCGCGAATGTGCTAAAACTCCCATCTCCCACGCCTAAGGTCGCACCAAGTGCAATAACTGATAATGCGACCAAAGGGACAAAGGTCTTCAATGCATCCATTGTGATTATTCCTAAATAGAGACTAAAATACGTCTAAGCTGTGGATTAAATTGCTTAGACTCTAGTATTGTGTATTTCGTTGTGCTTATCCCGCTTCGCTCTTCAGTATCTTCAAGAGCGGCTTGAAATTTTGCAAGATTCTCGGCTTGCCATTTGTCGTAGTTCTCGCGGTCATGGTCATCACTGTAGAACCAGCCTTTACGACGGACAAAACCCGTCTTGACACATCTCCAATATAGATCGTCATCGTCTACAGCCCAACCAAGATACTCATTAGAGTAGCCGTTTATTTCTT